CAAATAGTTCGTACCAATAAGAGATATAAGATAATGCTCGCAGTGGCGGCTTCTATGTCTCTTGTGCTTACTACAGTCGCGGTATTTTTACGTGCATCTTCACGCGATAAGATTCAAATATCTTCCCAAAGTGAAGTTCTACCTCGTACAGATATCGATGAGAGAACTATTGAAGAGAGATTTGGGTGTTCGCCGCCTAAAGATAGATTGTTAGTTAAGAATACTATGTATTGGAATACTGTAGACTACCCTCAAGTTACTCAACAAATGCAAAATACTTTGGAGACTGTGTTCAATGTAGCCAGGAGAAACACTAGAGAAGCATTAATAGCTAAAGGAGATGGTTATAACTATACCAATATCCTGGGTGTCTACGGGAATATTGCAATTATCAATACTCACGCCTTAGGAGACCTTCCTGCATCTATAAAAGTCGCTCCGACTTATATGGGCGCTAAAGAGACAACCAGTTACAGAAATTCCATCATCACTCAAAAAGTCGAAATATCTTCGGATCTTTCACTGATTGCTTTGGATGAAATTCAATTTAGAGATATTAGACCTTTCATTACTGAACAGATGGTTAAAACTAACATCTGTTACATAAATGGAGTGCGTTCCGTTCTAAGTGTTAATGATTCTATAGTCATCAATCCGGACAATCCATCCGTTCATGCGAATGTGTATGAATACTCTTGGAGCGACCATGCTGGTGGAAAATGTGGAACCCCTATCATTGTTCCGCTTGGTGCTGGATTCGCCATAGCAGGAGTCCATTTTGCTGGAGAACGAGGTTCAAGCCGAGCTTATGCACTTCCACTGTATCGCGGTGCTCTCGTATACAAAGGGAAGTGTCATGAGATTTTCTCGGAAGATATTGCTCTTCCAGACACTGAATTTCCGAATGCAAAATCTCCTTTTGCGTATGCTCCATATCATTCTCTGTACCTCAGAGGAAAACTTCCTGGTGCAATAACTCTCCCCAAAAAGAGTGAAGTTCGACCAAATTCATTGAGACCTGTTTATGAAAAGATCTTGAATATGTCGTTGATCGATTCGCAAGGTCCCAAATTTGGTGCCCCTGTAATGTTACCACATATGAGA